ATTGTTTGGTAAGGCTGACTATGTACTTGATAGTAAAACTATCAAGATACGTTTTCATCATGAAGGTTTGAATTTTGCAACTCAAACCCTACCTCGTTTCTTTGATTGTGTATTACACTATCTTGAAACAGGCGTATCGGACTACCCTGGCTTTAGAAAAGCCTCGAGTGCAAAATACCCAGCATTCCTGCGTGGGCTAGTTGCTCCGATTTATGATGAACCAAACAGTGCTAGTACGGTCATTTGCATGAGCCAACTTTATCAGCTTTGTGTAGCCTTCAAAAAATTGGAGGGTCCGTACAAACAAGGTGTACTCGCTAAACAGCTAAGCGATTTTGTGGAGACTGATATCGAACTTAGGTATGTTGAATTCGATGCAGAGCCTAACAGGGCAATACTTCGCCATGCCAGGAGAACAATAGGTAAGGTACTAAAGGGGTTAAATCCTTTTGATCCCAACCAAGCTGATTTGTTCCTGCCCCGACCGGGGCCCGGTGCAACGAACACTCCAACCAAAGCTCACACGCGTTTTCGTCCGCATGTGAAGTACACCACCCTTAACACTTGGTTCCCTTATCGAGAGTGGTTTTATCCACCCTTGAGATGGGACTGTAGCAACTTAGGTTCTGAAAAGGACCTTTGGGCTTCATTCTTGCGTTTTTACACAAGAACCAAGTACGACGAAAGACCGACTCAGAAGCCTCTTAAAGAGGTTTATGAGCCTGCCTCACGCTTGAAATTCGTTCCTAAAACGTTTAGTAAAGCTAGGGCAATATGTATAGAGCAACTGGAAACTCAATACCTCCAGCAAGCCGTGAAAAACGGCTTGTATCACCGTATTGAACACCATCCTGAAACTAAAGGAAAGGTAAACTTTACGGATCAAAATGTTAATGGAAGGTTGGCACTATACGGGTCCTCTACCGGGACACTCGCGACGATTGACATGTCGTCTGCGTCTGATCGGATTTCTAGAAGGCTCGTGTCGTACCTATTTGCGGATAACCCAGACATGCTTGACGCAATACTGGCTCTTTCTACGAATACTATTGAGCTGCCCGACGAACTTAACTTCATCGTTGAGTTCCCCTCGGCAAAATACGCGCCGATGGGCAGTGCCCTTTGTTTCCCTATTATGGCCTTAGTGCATTATGCACTTATAAAAGCTATAATAGTGCTCTCCACGCGTCCGCATGATGAGGCTTCTTGTGTGTATGTCTATGGAGATGATATTATCGTCCCCTCTGGATGTACGCAGGCGATTTACGACTGGTTGCCAAGGTTTGGCATGAAACTTAATGAAGAAAAAAGTTTCTACCGGTCGCGCTTTCGGGAGTCATGTGGATTACATGCTTATAATGGTCATGTCATTACTCCATTGCGCTTTAAAAGCGTAATCAAACTTAAACCACGCTATAATGAGCTTATCTCTGCTCTCCGTTTGGAGAGTAAGTTCTACTATAAGAACTATAGAGAAACAGCTCGCCTCATTCGGACCTCAATCCATAAGGTCAAAGGCTATAGGGCAGAACAATTCCCTTATGTCTCACCTAATTCTCAAATTCTCGGTTGGATCAGAGAAGATGAGGATGCGCCGCATTCTAGAGTATCTTTATACACTAGACGACGTTTGGCAAGAGGAACTGATCCTAGGGGAACCCCCTGGGATTACAATAGCCTGCTGTATCGGGTACGTTGTCTAGTACCCCACACGGAAAATTTGCCCTCCTTGGGCGAAGATGAAGGTTACCTTCGCAAGTTGGTGACCCGGGTTAAGGAAAAGCCGAGGCACGTGGATGGTTCTTGTGATGAATTTAGAATTCGCCACAAGTGGTTACCCGAATCAGCATTCTGACAGAAGTAACAGAATGTCGTAGGGGCCTGGAGCGAGTGTGTCGACGCGTAAGTCGGCACCCAGTATCCTATCAGGATACGAAAGG